GGGTTATATTACTGGGACTGAGAAGCAAGAAGAGTTCTACGGTACTGCTCGTCGAGAGACCATGCCGCAGACTATCTATAAGAAGCAGAAACTCGATCGGGATGATATTCTTGACATCACCGACTTCGACGTTGTTGCTTGGATGAAGGGCGAGATGAGACTCATGCTCGATGAGGAACTCGCTCGAGCAATTCTCATTGGTGATGGTCGTACGGTTCCCGACCCCGACAAGATTCTGGAAGATCGCATTCGTCCTATTGCTACTGACGATCCCCTCTTTGCGATTCAGGTTCTGTGCGATCTTGCTGGTGGCGATATTGCGGACTTCGTCGATGCTGTGATTCAGTATCGTTCGTTGTATCGTGGTAGCGGAATGCCGACGATGTACACCAGTGAAGGTCTGCTCTCCAAGACGATGCTTCTGAAGGATACGCTTGGTCGTCGTATCTATACTTCTCTCGATCAGCTTGCCACAGAGCTTCGTGTTTCTTCGATTGTTCCGGTTGACATCTTTGATCCAGCTTCTGGTGCTGGCACTGTTCTTGCCATTATTGTCAACATGAACGATTATGTGGTTGGTTCGGACAAGGGCGGTCAGGTTAGCCTGTTCGACGATTTCGACATCGATTACAACCAGTACAAGTATCTCATTGAGACTCGGTGTTCGGGAGCTCTCGTTAAGCTGAAGTCAGCGATCGTCGTTAAGCAGGGAACGTTTGTTGCTCCTCCTGGTGGTAGTGGTCATGTCATTGTCCCAGAGCCGCCGAACGAGCGACAGAGCGTTCCTCCTGTTCATGGATCGCTTCCTCCGGATGACGGTCTTCCTCTCGCTACCCGGTCAAGTGAAGCCAAGACTCCTCCTAAGAGGCCCACTGAATAGTTGATAAGGAGTCATGATGGCAAGATTTTACGGAGAAATCGGTTATGCTGATCCCGTAGAAACTCCAGAAGGTTCTGGTGTGTGGGAAGATATTATTACTGAGACAAAATATTTTGGGGATGTTATTCGTAACACACGAAAAACAGAAACTGGAGAAGGTCTCAATGACGATATAACTGTTGGTAATTCTATTAGTATCGTTGCTGATGACTATGCCATCAAACATTTCTTTAAGATCAAGTACGTGAATTGGGCGGGGACTCTTTGGACTGTCACAAACGTTGAAGTTCGGAGTCCTCGTCTGATTCTTCATCTAGGGAGCGTTTACAATGGCCCAACGCCTTGAGCTCCAAGCTCTGTTGATGGAGATTTTAGGAACAGAACGTGTTTATTTTCAACCGCCACCAACAATTCAAATGGAATATCCTTGTATCGTTTATCAACGAGATTATCTACTAACTAATCATGCTGATGATATACCATATAAACGTAGAAAACGATATTTGGTAACGATCATTGATCGAAATCCAGATAGCGATATTCCAGATAAGGTGGCTGAATTACCTCTATGCGTATTTGATCGTTTTTATACAGCAGACAACCTCAATCACGATGTTTTCAAACTTTTCTTCTAAGGAGAAGAACCGATGGCTGCACTTGTTTGGGATCAGATCGGTGATCGTTTCTATGAAACGGGTGTCGATCATGGCGTGCTTTACACACCAGATGCTACTGGTGTTTATGCAACAGGCGTTGCTTGGAATGGTCTTGTTAGTGTTACTGAGTCGCCAACCGGAGCTGAAGCTACTGCTCAGTATGCCGATAACATTAAGTATCTGAATCTTATTTCGGCAGAAGAGTTTGGTGCGACGCTCGAGGCGTTTACTTATCCCGAGGAATGGGCTGAATTCGATGGACTTGCTGTTCCAGAGCCAGGGGTGTTTGTTGGTCAACAGCCTAGGAAGCTCTTTGGGCTTTCCTATCGTACTCGAGTGGGTAATGATCTCGAGGGCGATGCGTATGGTTATAAGCTTCATCTTGTTTATGGCTGCATTGCTAGTCCTTCGGAAAAGGCTTATAATACTATCAATGACTCCCCAGAAGCGATTACCTTCAGCTGGGAGATCAGTACTACCCCAGTGCCTGTGACTGGCTACAATCCAACCTCTCTGATTGTGGTTGACTCAGGTATTGTTGATTCGGCTAAGCTTGCTTTGCTTGAGACTGAGTTGTATGGTGGAGCTGCTGCGGAGCCTAATCTTCCTACTCCGGATGAAGTCATTACAATGTTCGGTGGTGTTGTTACAACGGCTAGAGCGTCTGGTGGTTCATCTTCTGGTGGAGTGCTTTCTAACGAGCCTCTGTAATAGTAGGAGATTAGAGAATGCTTACAATCATTGTTGACGGTACTGAATACTATAATGAAGAAACAGAGACTTTTGAAACTGTTGGTACCATTGAATTACGATTAGAGCATTCTCTAATCTCCCTGTCAAAATGGGAGTCAAAACACCAAAAACCTTTTCTGAGTAATTCTACTAAAACTTCAGATGAAATTCTCTATTACATACGATGTATGATTCTCAATGAAGATTTCCCAGATGATATCATAAGTAGACTTTCACAAAGAAATCTTGATCAGATTAATGCTTACATCGAGTCAAAAGAATCTGCAACTACGTTTGGTAAACTTCCAGAACAAAAAGCTCGAGGTGAAATCATTACCTCAGAGCTTATCTATTATTGGATGGTAGCATTCACTATTCCGTTTGAATGTGAAACATGGCATCTTAATCGATTATTTGCTTTAGTTCGTATTTGTAACATTAAGAATTCTAAACCAAAGAAGATGTCTAAGAGTGAACTTGCAATGCGGAATCGTGAGTTAAATGCGCAACGTAGAGCAGAATTAAATACTCGAGGGTGATTGGAGGTTAAATGGCTACACTTACTTGGGACGGTATTGGCGAACGTATTTTTGAAACTGGTGTTAGTAAGGGCGTCTTTTATGATTTTGTAGGCGCTGGTGTTGCTTGGAATGGTTTAATCTCTATTGATGAGAATATTGATACTGAAGTTGAAGCAGTTATTTTCGATGGACTAAAGATCAATGACATTATAACTTTAGGTAATTTCTCTGCTACATTGAGAGCGTTTACTTATCCCGATGAGTTCCTTCCATATGAGGGAATTATCGAAACGGACTATGGCGTTATGGTGACCGATCAGCCATATGAACGTTTCGGATTATGTTATCAAACACAAGTTGGCGACGATATTAATGGTTTAGAAGCAAACTATAAGATTCATGTTATTTACAATCTAACAGCGCTTGTTTCAACTAAAGCTTATCAAACAATGTCTCTTGAATCACAGCCACATGAATTTGAATGGACTGTTTCTGCAATTCCAGAAGAAATAGAAAACTATCGTCCCACGGCCCATCTTATATTTGATAGTCGTAAAATTGCTCCGGAGGTTATGTCTAAAATTAAAGAGGTACTTTATGGAACTGATACGCAAGATGCATATTTGCCTCCAGCAAGTCAACTTATGAAGATGATCAAAGATTGGATTCTCGCTCTACCGTAAGGAATAGCCATGATCCAAGTAATATCCGCAGGTAGTACTAAAAATACTGAGAAATTTCTTCAATTCATGAAGAGTGGAAAGTTATTTAGAGATCTTGATCGTTACGGACGTCAAGGAGTAGATCTTCTTTCTAGTGCTACACCTGTAGATACTGGTAGAGCCGCCTCATCGTGGGGTTATCAAATTGGGCATACAAATGGTGTTCATTCTATTAGTTGGTTTAATACAGATAGAGAAGGTGGCGTTAATGTCGCTGTTATTCTTCAATATGGGCATGGTACTGGAACTGGTGGTTATGTTGTAGGTAGAGATTATATTAACCCAGCTCTTCGTCCTCTCTTTGACCGAGCAGTAGCTGATATTTGGAGGCAGGTGACAAATGCCTAGCGTTGATGATCGAATTGTACGAATGGAGTTCGATAATGCTCAATTTGAAAGGAAGCTAGACGCTACCATTGCCAGCCTCGCTAAGCTGGAAAAATCACTTAAATTTGAAGGAGCCCAGAAGGGTTTATCTGATGTTAGTTCAGCAATTGGTAGATTTAATCTTGGTAGTTTGGGTACAGTTATTGAGGGGGCAAGTGCTAAATTCCTTGCTCTTAGTACTGTTGCTATCACTGTTCTAGCTAATATTACCAATAAGGCTATTAGCACTGGTATCCAACTAGCTAAGTCTTTGAGTTTGGATCAGATCATTTCGGGTTTCAAAGAATACGAAATGAACATGAACTCGATCCAAACTATTTTGGCTAATACAAAGGCTGATGGAACTAATCTCGGTCAGGTTAATGATGCTCTTAAGCAATTGAATGATTACGCAGATAAGACAATCTATAATTTCGGTCAGATGACCAGAAACATTGGTACGTTCACGGCTGCGGGTGTTGATCTAGAAACATCAGTGCAGTCCATCAAGGGTATTTCTAATCTCGCTGCTATCTCTGGTTCAAGTGCAGAACAAGCAGCATCTGCGATGTATCAGCTTTCGCAGGCAGTTTCAACTGGTACTCTTAAGCTTATCGACTGGAATTCAGTCGTCAATGCTGGTATGGGTGGTGAAGTCTTCCAAAAGGCCTTGTTCGAAACCGGCAAGGCTATGAAGACTCTTAAAGACGTCCCTATGAAGCAGACTTTCGAAGAGTGGAAGGACGCTGGTAATTCCTTCCGAGGTTCTCTCGAAGAAGAGTGGCTGACAGCAGAAGTTCTGACCAACACACTTAAGGGATTTACTGGCGAGCTTACCGAAGGTCAGCTTCTAGCTATTGGTTATACAAAGGAACAAGCAGCCGAATTTATCGAACTCGGTAAGACTGGTGTTGAGGCAGCTACTAAGGTTCGTACTCTCACTGGACTTATCGCTACGACTAAAGAACAAATTGGCTCGGGTTGGTCTGAATCATTTAAGATCGTCTTTGGTAATTTCGAAGAAGCTACAACACTCTTCAGTGGTATTTCCGATGCTATCGGCAAAATGGTAGGTAAGTCTGCTGATGCTCGTAATGAACTTCTTCAAGGATGGAAAGATCTTGGTGGCCGAAATCTTCTTATTGAGGGTCTAACTGAAGGAATCAAGAATCTAGGGAAGATTATCAAGCCTATTAAGGATGCTTTCCAAGATATTTTCCCACCAATGACAGCAGCACGTTTGTACAATCTTACACGAGCTTTTAGCATTCTTATGGAGAAGCTCGAACCAAGTTGGTCTACAGTAGATAAGCTTAAGCGTATATTCAAGGGGTTCTTTGCGCTCCTTGAAATCGGTTGGACAATTCTTAAAGAAGGTATCAATTTCGTCCAGGATTTAGTGGATTCGCTTACTGGTCTTGGCGAAGGTAAGATTCTTGGTTTCATGGCCAAGATTGGTGATTTCTTTATTTCTCTCAACAAGCAATTGGTTCAAGGTAAGGGCATTACAAGATTCTTTATGGATCTTCGAGAGAATATTGATAAACTTATTGCACTTATTCCAAAGGTTAAAGACGCTATTATTGGTATGTTTACTGGCGCTGATGTTGATTTCCCAGATGAAATGGGTCTATCGTTTGGTCGACTTGGCGATCGTTTCGATACCCTTAAGGATCGATTTAGTAAAGTCACTGAGCTCTGGCAGCCATTTGAGG